TACGGATATGGTTGATTTTCCGGAACCGCATCAAAAACCCCCGATACTTTTTCCGTTAGGAGTACCGAGGATTTCAATAGTTTGTATATGGCTGTTTGCAGCTCTAATAACGGTAATTCATATGTCATAGTGATTACCTCTAATTAAATTGTCTCATTTGTTGCTCGAAGTAACGTTTGCCAGCTTCTACAGCAGGTTCCCAAAATGGTTGCGCATGGTTCCCTTTGGTTGTGACATAACGCCCCAATTTAGCAGAATAGTACGTCCAAGGAGTAAGCCTTCCGTTTCCTTGTGTCGAATAGATTCCCGTTCCATATTCCACCCAGACCGCATAATTTGCCCCAACCGTCACTTTCGCCACATATCCACCATTCAGAATCGTCACTTCGATGCTATCCCTTAGATTTCCAAGGTCAACAGGAGCCAGTGCTTTAGCATTTGATTGAATAACACGCGCCGTTTCATATACAATGCGTTTCACCTCATCCAAAACGCCGTCCTCAAACCGCGCTACTGCTCGCAACAACTCATGACCACCAAACTTAATTTGTGCCATCTCACACCAACTTTAAGGCCACACGCATAATTTCACGTTGGCCCCCTTGATCTTCAGGTCTACCAGCTAATTCATAGGTTTCGGTTTCATAGACAACACGCATATTTGGCTTGATGTCTGTTCTATACGGGTAGTAGAGATAACGGTCAAGTGGATTCCCTAGCTTATGAGCTTGGTACGTCTCTCGACTGGAAGGTGTATCAACAAAAGCCTTAATAGCCTCATAATCTATCCATTTTTCTTCATAACCACCTGAGTCATCATCCACCTTGCCAAACACTTGAAACGTTACTTCATGAGGGAATTCATCGTGAAGCATGGAATTTCAACCTCCTATACGGTCGTAAATACGTATATAGAGAAGCAGGGAACTCTAAATCATACGAATATGATACAGTTCCCATTGTACGTCCCTTTAAGCCCGCTTTGTTTTGGTTGAATTGAATAGCTTTAGCAAGAAATAACTTTACCCCACCGGGAATATTAGGTGGAGTAAATGTGTTATTACACCATTCTTGTACATGATCTAATAAAAGAGGAAGCATGGCACCGTAATATTTATCTTTCACGGTACCTTGCTCCCCGTTAATCAATTTAATCTCTTCAATTTCTTCTGTTGTAGGTTCCCACATACTATTCACCTACTTCCTTATTCAATCACACCGGCTTCTTCTAATTCTTCTTGCACCTTTTTTGTAACGGATAAAGAATCTCCTTTTTTATAGCGATCCTTACCGTATTTCACGTTCTGGTTGAACGTTACTTTGATTTTTTTAGTTTGAACCGTTTCCTGTTGTTCCGTCATCCTTTATTCCTCCTTATACCACTTTCGCAATAAAGATGTTATCGATCGTTTCAAAGCTTGGTAGAACGATTTCAGAAACGATTGTTTCAACGTTCACTGGATGTGCTTCTTTAACAGTTGTAATAGCTACCCCTGTATTAACAATACGCACGTCAGCATTTGAAGCACCTGTCATTAAGTCTGATTCTTCTGGAGTTGTACCAAAGTACGTATTACCTAAGTTACCATCTGGGAAGAATGTAACAACATCGTCCGGGAAGAAACTTTTAAGCGTTCCATCTTCTGCTGTGAATTTTTTGTTATAAACAGCAACAGATAAACCTAATTTTTCTTTTAGGTACGCTTTTAACAACGAATCTGTCATGATAATGTTTTGGCCGCCCGTTGGATTCATATCTAGACGGATACTTGGATGTGCCATTAAGTAACCATATGTCTTGCGTGTCATAATAGCATTTGTAGGACGCGTCCCTGTGTTTTCTTCTACTGTATCTTGCCATCTAATAATATCTTCAATCGGAGTAGAATCCGCAGAACTCCAAACAGCAGTAGACAACAATGTTTCTTTGTGGTCGTCTTGCATTTTGTAGTCATAATCTAAATTTTGGCGATTGGCTTGGATAGAAATCTTGCCAGTAGAAAGGAGCTGCATAATCATTCGTTCTGGTTGTACTGCTGCACCATCAACTAATGCTGTAATATCGTCATAAATATTAGCGACAATAGTTTTTGTCATACCGTCTAAGTTTGAAGCTGCTAAACGGTTTAATTCTTGACGATCTTTCTCGCCAATTCTCATCGCTTCACGGAAGAAAGGCATTTCCGTTTTCACTTCTTTGAATCCGATACGGTCGCGTAACGTCGCTTTCGTATCAAACGCCGATGGAGTCAAAGCGACTGGAAGTCCTTTAGACCCTTTAATCCAGCTAAGGTCTAAACCTAATTGTTTTTTAGGTGGGAAAAGCGTTGCGCCCAAGTAAGGGATTTTGTTCGATGGATTATTTGTGTAATAATCCGCAATGTTTTTTGCATTTACTAAATCAAAGATTGTCGGCATATTCATTCATCCTCTCTTATTTCAAAAATGTAATTTGTTTTAACGCTGCAATTGCTTCTGCAACTGGAGCTTCAGGTAACTTGTCTAAATCAATAAATCCATGAATAACAGCTGCTCCTGATGCCGGACCATATGTTACATCCACATCATTCAATAGAACCCCTTCTGCGCCTGTTGCGTTGGTTTCAACCGCTTTTGCTGTTTCACTAACTAAGAATCCACCGCCAACGATTGTGCCAGCTGGCACGATTTTTTTGCCTTCTCCGTTCGCTGCAACTCCTGTATTATCAACCGTCACCGCTAGAGCTACATAATGATCAGGAAATTTTAAGATTTCTTTTTTGTTTGTATAAGACGTTTCAACGAATTTACCCACTTTTCATTCCTCCTTATTTGAAATACGCGTTTCTTGCTTCTTCTAAGTCCACGTTGTTTTTGCCTGTTTCAACAGCAATTTGTTTGCCGTAGCTATCTTCACTTTTACCACCAGAACCAGGTGGTACTTCGCGACCGTTTTGTTTGAACTTACTTTCCACACCATTTTGAACAGACTTTACAAACACTTCTTCAAATTTTGTAAGGTTTGCCGTTGTCCCTTCTTCATCATCTGCCACAAGGTAATCAAGAAGCTCAACCGGCAAGCCCTTTTCGGTTGCTGTCTTAATCGCTTGGTTCATCAGTTTTTCACGATTTCGCGCTTTCTCCGAATCCTCAAATTGTTTTTTCAGCTTTTCTAGCTCGATTTCGGCTGGTGATTTAGCTGGATTACGCTTGGCTACTTCTTCATTAACTAACTTTTGAAGGTTGTTTGTTTTCCACGTCTCAAGAGCCTTGTTGTGGTGTTTGTCCTTTTCAGCATCAAACACACTCTTTACTTCTGCATTTGCTTCCAGTACCAACGCAACATCGCTTTTTTCAATCGCTTTATGGATATACGCTTCAAAAGCTGTCTTATCGCCACTTTCAGCAAGCGTTTTAATTTGTTCGAAGTCAATTTTCATACTCTTTCCTCCTTGTCCTTCACACGCTTTCGCCCATGAAACACATAATAAATAGCCCTGTTTAATGTCTGTTGGCTAAAGACAAGTTGTTAATTAACTAATTCGTATGTTTTTTCGAAAATATCTGGTTTGCAAGGATAAAACTCTCCGTTTACACCTTTGATGATGTAGTCGTTTATTGAAACTGACATCTTACCTTCTAATGTGTTGATGAATAGGTTTCCTTCTTCATCCCTCAAAAGAATGTTTGTGTCATCACCTACAAAATTAATTATGTCGAGTAAACTGCCGCCCCACGTTACTTGCATCGCTTCAACAACAACAGGCTTTTTACGATATTTAGCCATCTTCATCGCCCCTATCCAGCTAGTTTCTCTTTCCACTCGTTATATGTCACATATTCAAATGTAGCTGATGGTGGTTGAAGCTCTTTTTGTGCCTTCTTCAATGCTTGTTTATACGTCATTGATTCATCAGCCATATACTTTTCAATTCTGTCAGCTAGTTTCTTCTGATAGTCCGGATCCATATAATTACGACCGCGACGATATTCAGGCAGCATTCCATTAATCACATGAAGCACAGAGCATCTACAATTAATATTCATCGAAGCAGAGTTAGAACCTGCCCATAATCGAGGTGCTTTAGTTTTCAAGCTCTTATAGTGGAAATATCCATCGTTATCGGCCTTTTTCCCATCCAATACTCGGTGAGATGACCGAACACGTAAATCTAATGAGCTCAACCAAATCTTATCCATTTTGGCGTATTTACTGGCTTGTTCTGCGACTTTTTCATCAGCAATCGAACGAACTCTTCCCGACTCAGTTCTAACCACCAGGATAGCCTTTTTACGAGAAAAACCCATAGCCTTTTCAATTCGTTGTGCCATAACCGCATACCCTTCACCAGCTTGAAAAGATTGAGCAATCTCTATATTCAATCTGCGAATAATATCGTTTCTGTGCTGTTCTAATATACTTGGCAATCCTAAAAACTCAATAGGATTAGCAATCACTTCTTTAACTACTTCTGTAGAAGGAATGGTAAAACCCATATTTATATCTTCTCCGGCTGTTTGCTGAAGGAGATAAGCTGTCATTAGATACTTTTCAATGTATTGCGTTTGTTGGGTTTTGCTAATCTCTTTAACTAGTTGTTGATAATCTTTAGATAACTCTTTTGCGATAACCTTCATTTCTTTTTGGAAACGATTATATTTGTTGATGTCGGTCCAAGATGGATCTCCACCATTCCCGTATTTCTTGAACATGACAGAAATCTGTTGAAGAATAGTCTTTAATCGATTCGCAAAGACCGTTTCGATATCACTCTCCGACTGCACCAGCAGTTTGTCCAACTGTTCCTCGATTTCCTGTTGATCCATCGCCATCACCGCCTAACGGCTCTAGCTCATTGCCATACAGTAGCGCATCTTTCTGCATTTCTCCTAATTCATAATCAACATCATCCACAAATGAAAGTAAAGATAAGCGTGTTTTTTCGCTTACTTGCCCTTTCAATGTTAGAGTCGATTGCGCTTCGTCAAGAATGTTAGCTGGAAGATTGCGTTTAAAGCCAAAGAACACCTTCAAATAATCGTCTTTCGCAAGTCCCTTGCGTTTACTCCAAGCGCTGAATAAAACCTTAAATTGGTACCGCAGAGAGGCTGTAAACTTACGCTCCATTGTGATACATTTATTTTCCAATGCCATTAACTTGTATTTCATTGCTACACCTGTTATATTGCCGCCAAACGACTCGTCACTGAAGTTCACGGACTTAGCAAAACGTAAAATGTTTTCTTCTAAACGATTCAAATGATTCTCAATCATCGTGTCGTTAATATCTTTTGTCAGATATTTCACATCGTCATTTTCACCAAATAACTCGAATACACCTGACTTTTTGAGATTAGCGAGTGTTTCTTCGTCTGCTCCCATCCCTCGTAAGATGAGATAAGCTAAGCGATATTGTTCAATCTCGTTCGAAGCATCTGACAAAGTACGGTTATAAGCATCGATGAGCGCTATTACCTTTTCGACATCACCTTGCAACTCTTTGTTATTTGCCACACCAAAAAGTGGGTTATATTCGAACATGTGAGGCTGCATATCCACTAAATCAAATTGTTTCCTTTTTTGTTGCGCAAAGTAATAAATATATGTGTCATCATAAAACTCTGCATACTTTCCATCTTCATCATCGAAATAACGTAAAGAATAGCTCGGTTCGTCGATATCATCACCAATAAACACGACTTCCCACGGCTCAATATTTTTAATTCGTTCGTTCCCTTCTAAATCAATGTACACCAAACGAGCCGCATATCCACAGATAGCAGCCATCTTCCCATATTCCGAATCATTGTCATCTGCATTATTACGCAACAGGAATTCTTCGATTATTTGTTGAATCACACTATTTTTGTCGTCTGTATTGTAGCTAATCGGATGCCCAAACATGTAACCAACTTTCGTATCAACGATTTCAGCTTCAAAAGCATTGTTCAACTGATTATTTACCTTGTCATCTAATCGTTTAATGCTGCTATTGTTACCGAACCCTTCAAATTCAGCTGGACCACGTTTGAATATAGCCGGACCATCTTTATCAGCTTTATATCGAGCATACAGATTTTTCATACGCTCATGATCTGCTCGATGTGCTTGAATAATTGCTAACACTAACTCTTCATCAATGCCATTCTTATCGATTATCTTTTTGAACTTAATCATGTTATCACCTACTTCTATTTCCGTCTTTGTGGTTTCAACTCCGTATAAATCGCATAACGAACCGCATCTAATACATCGTCCCACAGCTTTACTGGTTCACCAGTCTTTTCGTTCCACACATACAAATAAATTTCTTTGCCAAATCGTTCCACGTCATCACGGACGACGAACAGTTTATTTAGTTTGAATAATCGAGCCACTTCTTCAATTCCTGCAACAACTTTCTTGTCGGCATCAATTGCCCGTATTCGCTCGCGTCTAAAACGAACAACATGCTCCGGTCTTGCGGTATCGACATAGAAATTAATATTTCCATACCGCTCTTTAATTTCTTTAGCAACCTTCACCCAATAGTCAATCTCTTCATGTTGCTTTGCATGCTCTTCAATCAGATAAATTTTGTCGTCATCCGATTTCCCTAAAACTACAATAGCCCCAAAATGTTCATATCCCCAGTCAACTCCTGCGAAATATTTAACAATATTGACCCTTTCAAATTCTTCACGATTGATGTAATGAATATTTTTGTTGAAGTCTTTGTATATAACACCTTCTGCAGATACCCATTGACCATGAATATCGCGGTCTGTAAACATTCCACTTGGAGTTGATGCAATAATACTCTCTACATACTCAGGATCTAAAAATATGTTGTCAAACAAGGTAAAATGAAATGCCCTAATATTCAAACGGCCATTATCCAATGTTTGTCCATCCTTATCGATGTAATCCGTTTTAACGGAATGCGCCGGATTCTCTGGGTTTGTATCAATCAGCACCCTCGCGCCCTTATACGAGCAACGTGAGATAACTTCTTTTACAAACGAATCATGTAAAGCTGTGCCTTCGTTTAACAAAGCTCCTGCAGCTGTAAAACCCCGCGCTTTTTTCCAAGCGTCAGCATTAGCGCCATCAAAGCAATATATTTTATTACCGAATACAGTAACCGCATTAGCCTTATTCAGCTTCAATTCCTTGCCTAAGATGGCTTCCATATCGTTTAGAATGTTACGTCTAATACTAGCCTGTGTCGCACCACCAATAATGAATGAAAGTCCTTGCCCTTCATACTTAGCGATGTGCATAAGAAAAAGCAAGATAAATACAAATGTTTTCCCCGCCCTTTTCGCTCCACTAGCTAATAAAATTTTAGGTTTTTCATGAATGAAGGAATCCATAACTTCTTTTTGTTTTGGTGTAAGTTCGGCCACTATTCATCACCAGCCATTTTGCGTAACATCTTAGCGATTTCACTTTCTTGCGCAGTTGACCCGTCACCATTTTGAAGCTTGTTAATTTCAAGTTTTGTTTTATCTACGCTTAACTGCATTTGTTCTAGTTTCAAACGACGTTCATCATCGGCATGAGCCATTTCCTCGAACTGTTTTATCGAGCTCCTAAGTTCGCTCATGGCTCTGGATTGAGCATTCATAAAGGCAGCGTGACGATCCCAAGCAAACTGAAATTCCCATTCTCTTTCTTCGCTTGTTGCACCATCCTTGCGTTTTTTTAATTCCTTAATCATTTCATCTTTATCCGTTACAAACATAATCTGTTGCGCTCTGATGATTGCGGCATATTGAATCTGTATCTGGTCCCAAATTAAATCGGCTGGAGAACGTTCATTCACACTCTCCATAATCTCCAACGTTTCAGGAGGGAGGAACTTGGAAAAGAAGCCGTGCTTCAAAGCGTTTGTGTTTTGTTTTGGAGGCGCCGCGTTCTTATTACCTTTGTTACCTTTGGCATTAGAATTACCGATAGGCGCACCCTTACTTCTTTTTTGTTGTACAACGTTGTTATCTGTTTGTTGTACAACATTCCATTTATCACGTTGCTTCCACACTGCCACTTTCTTTTCATCTACATCCAATTGTTCGGCGATTGCTCTGTTTGTAATATCTCCATTATGTTCTTTCCACATCTCAAAGGCTTTATCTCTATTCGGGTCTCTTGCTCTAGCCACTCTAAATCACACCTCATTCCCCCTAACAAATAAAAAAGAACCCGCTACAGGTCCTCTTCTCCTAGCTTTTCTAACTCTTCCGCATCCGCTGCCTTAACTCTTATCAACCTAACAATATCTCCACATCGTACCGAATACACTTTTATTCCTTCATACTCACAGACAAATTGCACATCAATTGATATCTCCATGGACAACCCCTCCATTTACCATTATAAGCCATGAGAGGTTTTGTTAACCAATTTCAGTTGTTTGGATGTATCATTATTGGGCCATTACACAATTTGCTCATATCAAGACCAGAAAGTGGTTTTCCAAAACTCAAGTTGTTATCCTTTAACACCTGATACAATACAATTCCCAATCGATTAACCACATCTTCATCCTGTTCGTCAAATCCAGCTTCGTTAAAACAAGCATGCAGCATCTCATGAAGTAATGTTTGTTCTTTCTTATCTCGAGACATAC